CCGATGCGGGGATTGGGGTTGAGGGTGTTCTCAACCCGGTACAGTGCAGACGTGTCAAGCTCCCACGTTTCACCGCGCCACGAAGGCCCGCCTGCAGGGGTGATGTACTGGCCCTGTAATGCAAAAGTCGTGCCAGCCAACGCCCGACCCCTGAGCGTGGTCTCTTGAGCATGTGCCGTGGTGTTGCCTGTGGTGACAACGAACCGGCCAAGACTGTTATCACCATACTGAACGGAATACCAAGTGCTGATTCCAGCGGCCGCAGAGTTGCCCCAGACCACACCAGGCGTCAAGGCGGATGAGGACAGGGCCCGCCTGGCCAACTCAACCCACTCACGGCGCCGATGGCCGGTCTTGCCATTGGATGAGGAGGCGAACTCGTTGAGGCGATACCAGACGATGCCCACCCCGTTACTCTCATCAATCTCACACCATATCTCGATTGAGCTTGTGTCTGCTGGCACGTAGTTTGCGGTGCCTCGGGTGATGCCTGAGACCGCGTCCTTGGCTGTGATGGTGCCAAGGCCGAACTCAACCAGCCAACCGCGTTGACTGGTCGTGACCTCGAATGTGGCCGTGATGCTGTTGGGTTGACATCTGCACCGCGCGCCAACGTCAACGCCTGAGGCAAGGGCCGTGCCTTGGCTGAAGTTGCGTGCAGTGCCTGAAGTGCTGACCACGAACCCGCCCGCGTTATCTAGGTAGTCCGAGCCGCCTGATGCTGCTAGGGTCCATCCGTTCTGTTGTGGGTCCTCGAACGATGCCCAGGTCCGGTCAAATCCGGCCGCCTTCGTGTCTGCCGTGCTCTGCTCTGACTGGCCCAGGGTCTTATTGGACCACCCGCCCCAGTAGATGGCTCTAAGGTCCCGGTCAGGTGATGCTGCTGTTGCGGTTGGGATGGTGCAGGTGATGGCCCGCCCCTGCGACCAGGCGGCCCCGTACATGTTGATGTAATCGCTTGACGAATCCATCCGGAACGAGCCCAGGTACTCACTCGGCTGAACAAAGCTTGAGCCCTGGTCGTAGCTGATGTGTGAGAACGTCACGCCTGACGATGTGCCCCAGGCCCAGATGATGCCGGCCGGGTCATAGACTACAGATGTGGACCCGGTCGAGGGTGAGTATGGAAGGTCTGTGAAGCCGCGCTCATAGGCAGAGAAGAAGGCTGACTCAAGCGCGACGGTGCCTGCACCCGTGGCCGTGTTGCCCGCCACGATGAAGCCCGTGGCCTTGTTGCTGACACTGATGCTGGTGAGTTGGCCGGTTGATGTTGACGTCACGTACTGAAGGGTGAGGCCCATGTCATTCGAGCCAAACTGAATAGACTGGCCAGTACCGTACTCAGCGAAATACAGAACCTGCCCGCCTGAGTATGCGGCGCATGCACGATAAGGGGTGCTTGCTAGTTGCTGGCTAGCGACCTTGTCGCCACCGAACGACCAAGAGTCGCCCTCGTCATCCGAGTACCATAGGCGTAGGTACCCATTGACAACCTCATAGACCTGAAGCCGGCCGGATGGCAGGCAGACGATGACAGGGCATCGAGACGTTGAGGCGTCATAAGTCTCAATGTTGACCCGGTTGCCCCATGTGTTGGTTGAGGGGTCTAGCTTAAAAATGTCAGTGCGGTACTCACCCAGGTATGTGTTCTCAACCACCGCAACCACCGCGCCTGAGTTGGCCGTGGTGACGTCGACGAAGTCAGTGGAGTCGCCCGGGTCAGCATCACTGAAGTCAACGACCTCAATCCCGCTCATGATGTGGGCTGGGTCCCAGCCGTACCAGCCCTCGGCGTCCGTGTCTGGGTTCAGCTTGCTCAGGTACGTGGCACCCTGGTAGATGCCGCCTGAGGCCGGCGACACGATAGCTGCGACGCCTGGCTCTTGGACCTTGATGGTAGCTGCCCCGTATGGCTCACCGTAGGCGCTGAGGGCTGTCCTGGTCGCCTGAGAGGGCTGAGGGACGGCCGGCGCTGGTGATGCCTCTGTCAGGTTGAGGTGCTGGCTGTCCCAGGGCTCGACCCCCTCGACTGGTAGCCCGATGCCCTGCTTGCGTGTTCGTGTAATCTCAGCCATTGCGTCTAGCCCTCCTGAGTGCCTTGCGCTTCTGAAGTGGTGAACCCCGGCGCTTCTGGCTGTCCCGGGCTGCTGCGTCATAGATTTTGCCGCTGTACTCGCTCACGACCACCAGCGGGGCTCCGCCATCTGTGCCACGCTCAGTGATGGAGCGGGGCCCGGCCATCTGTGACGGGGTCTGGACTGAGCGACCGCCTGAGCCGCCTGAGGTTGGGGCTGAGTTGCCTGAGGCGCTCGCCAGGTTGGCAATCTGTGCCCCGATGGTCCCGATGGCTGTAGCGGCCGCGACAGGGCCCGCAAACGGACCGCCCTCAGCAAAGGCCCGGGCCACCGCCACCGCCTGGAAGGCGATAGTCTCAAGCAGCTTGGCGGCCGCCATCGTCTCAGAGCTTGCCCCGGCTGCGTCAGCTATAGACATGAAGGCCGAGACGCTGGCCTTGGCGAAGTCCTCACGGCCCTTGATAAGCTCACTGAGTGCCCGCTGGTCCTCTGTTGCTTGCCTGTCTCTGAGTCTGGCCGCCTGGTCTGCTGCTGCTTGCTGAATCTCAGCCAGGCGCTCTTGCTTCTGTCGCTCAAGGTGGATCTGTATGTCAGCCGCCTGTATAAGTTGGTCCTGTATCTCACCCAGGTCACCACCCTCGCGAAGTGCCTGCCTGTAGTCGGCCGTTGCGTTGATAACAAGCTCACGAAGTTTGGTCTGCTTCATCTCGATGGCGTCAAGGGCTGAGTCTCCCGAGGTTCTCTGTTCAGCCTCAATCGCCCTGGCCATGGCATCAATCGCGTCAAGGTTAGCGTTGCGGCTCTCGATGACCTCGCCCCTGATTTGCTTCTCAAGGTTTATCTTGCGTTGGCGCTCCTCGTTCGCCTTCCTTAGTGCCTCCTCATACCCTTTCTCGGCCTTCATGAGGCTTCCCATGGTTGGGAGCACCTCACGACCCTTGGCCGCCATGTCTCCGAACAGGTCAGGGATCTCAACCATGCCAACGACCATGTCAACGCCTGCGTCAGTCAGGTCGGTGAGGCCGTTGTCCAGGTCCTGGATTCCGTCAGCCACCCCGTGCAATGCCTTGCTCATGGCGTTGGTTGTGCCAAGTACGTAGTCAGACAGCCAGCCGAACGCCTTGGCCACACCCTGCACCGCCTTGACGATGAGGTAGAGCGGCAGAGTCACCAGGCGGGTGAAAAGGCTGACCCCAAGCTTGAGTGTGCCCAGCATGGTCATGAATCCCTCTGGTATCCGGTTGATGTAGTCAATAGCCGTGGCCATGGACCCAGCGAAGACCTGGATGCCATACTCAATCTCGGGGGCGAAGTCCTGTGCAATTCTTATGCCAATCTCAGTGAACATGACGCCAACCAACTTGAACGCGGCGTGCATGTCCTTGCTGACCTGGATGGCCTTCTCATTGCCCGCCCTGCTCATGCCGAGGGCATCAGCGTAGGCGCGGTTAGCCTTGGTCAGATTCTCAACCTGATAGACCGTGATACCGATGGTGGCGGCCGTTGCACCGATGGCGATAAGGGACGTGGCGGCCACTGCCAACCCGGCACCCGCCGCGATACCGGCCGGGCCCATGCTGGTGAAGGTCTTGGCCAACCCGCCTGTCAGTTCAATCAGGTCCTCGATGTCACCCATGAAGGGGCCGATAAGCGCATTGGATGACCTGAAGGCGTGCTCATAGTTCTTCTGTACTGAGTCGGCAATCTTGGCCTGACGCCTGGCGAAGTTCTTAGCCTTCCTCGCCTGCATGCGTTCGTTCTTGGCAATGCGCTTGTCACCGTTGCGCATGGCCTTCTTGATGGCGTCATCAGTCATGCCAGGCAGCTTGCGTAGCTGTGACCTGACCTCGTCAAGCTTGACGCCTACTGCAATTTCTACAGCCATGCTATTTCTCCAGGTTCTTTCTTAATTGTTTGACCATGTAGTCCTCAACCGCTGGCCTGATGACGTTCTTGGCGCTGTCCTTCTCGGGCCACCTGATGAGCATCCACATAGGAGCCCCCTTCATGTGCGCCCGGCTGCCAATCTGGTCCAATTCTGCCATCAGTTTGAGCGCCCCAAGGTTGCGCCCCCGGGGGTCATCAACCGGCTGCTCACGGCCCTTGAATGTTAGTGTGACGCCCAACTCAGGCACGTACTCAGTGACGTCCTCGCCCGCTAGTTTCTTGAAGTAGGCCTCACGGTCTCCGCCTATGATCAAGGCAATCTGACTGCTCTGGATATACCGTATCTTTTCGTGCCCTGACACCCGCATCGTGACAGTCCCATCACCTTCAATCTCAACCGACTCACGGATTGAGTCTCGGGCCTGGCCCGTCTTCACCGGCATAAGCCGCCGCGCCTGGTCTCCCAGGCGCTTGGCCTCGCTCCGCATTAGGTCAATGATCTGACGCTCAGCATCACCCAGGGCCTCGTTGAGTTGCCCCTCAAGGTCTGAATCTATGGTCATCTCTAGACCATCTCCGGTCAATCTCTTCAGCATGCTTCTTTTGTTCCTCAGAGTTGATACGGTAAAGGGCTAGGATGATGGTCTGCTGTTGCTTGTCTAGGGCTAGAAACCAGCCGGGGGGTTGTCTGTACTCGTTCTCGATTCTCGCAATGAGGAGGGCTAGCGGGTCCCTTTTAAGGGCTTTCCCGCCTCCTCAACCTCGTCCTCTTTGGGTAGTCCGTCAAGGATATGGACCACGGCCTCACCGCCTGCCCGCGCCACTTCCTCAAGGGCCTGGTGTCCGCTCATCCCTGAAGCAGTCAGGCGCTCAACCAGGAAGTCAAACATCTGGCGCCCGGAGTCAAGGAGGTCAGCATAGTTGATCTTGATAGCAGCCTTGCGAGCCAGGGCAGGACATGCCAGGGCCAGAGCCGCCCCGCTTGTCATCTCAGGGCTTACCTCGAGATTGCGAAGCAGGGCCAGGGCTAGTGAGGGTGATGTCATGGTGACCAATTTTAGGGTCTCGGGTCCGAGCTTGATGGTGGTGCTCATGGTTGTCCTCTCTTGGTTAGATGTATTCGAATTTACAGCCGCGCAGGTGGTTGCCTGGGATGCGTTTGCCGTTTAGGTAGCGACTAACTGAAGCGTAGCATATACCATACAACTCTGAGGCCTCAGGGATTGATGGCCACTCTTCAACCCGGCCATCAGGGAAAGTGACCCGGAAGGGCTTGGCGCATGCCCTGCGGGTTGCGGCCGTGTGGGTCTTGATGTGCTCGGGGTCGGCTGCCTTCTTACGGTTGGCTGCAGCGTTGTTCTTGCGCCACTCCTCGCCATAGTTGCCGCCGCCTGCCTCTCTCATGATATTCAAGAGCAGTTCAGACCCCTCGGAGAACTCACGGTCAAGGTGTTCCTGCTCGATGTCTTGCACGTCCTCAGGCGGGCACAGTTCAAGGACCTCAAACCGTCCAGGGCCATACTTGTTAAATACCGCCTGCATGTGGGGGTTGCAGTGCTTGTCAAGCCTGAGGTAAGACCTGTGCTGCTTCCACCGCCTGTCAAGGTCGACAGAGGAGCCGATATAGTAGTGACCCTTGGGCCAGCTTATCATGTAGATGCCTGAACGTTTCATGCACACAGCATAACCCGAAGGCCGCCAGAGGTCAACCCCTGACGGCCCCGGGCTATGTGTTGTCAGCGATTAAAGGGTGATATCGCCCGATACGTTTCCGTAACAGGTTACCTCGACCGACCAGGTTCCGGGCTCTGCAATATTCGCAGAGCAGATACCTACGCACCGCTCGAAGGTCAGGACATGGTCGCCAGCCTCACCTAAGTCAGTCCCCTCCAGGGTTATCGTGAGATTTACCGCGAACACGTCGCCACCACCGAACGAGGTCGGAAGGGTCGAGACTGCAGCAGCCCAGGCGCCTGCTCGGTTGAATACATCATATGGGCTATGCTCAGAGTTGCCCTCAGCGTCAACAGTGCCGGACCAGTTCGCAAGATGGAACTCAAGGGTGAACGATGGGTTGATTCGGTCCGAGTGCCGGACCGTGGGGAGCCCGCCGCGCGTGGTGTAGGTGACGACATCTTTCATCTTACGGTTGAGGCCGCTGATGCTGACGTTGCCGTTGAACATGCCGAACGAGGCAGTCAGTGGGGTTGATGGTGTCGCGTCAGATACACTGACAGTGCAATCGTAGCGGTGCTTCGTTACAGAGCCTGTAGCCATGCTTTCCTCTCTAGGTTAGGTCGAGTTGATAGGTTGCGCGGATGCGGATGCCCCCGCGTGCGTCAAAGTTCTGGCCAAGTGAGCACTCAGCGTTCAGAACCTCCAACCGGACGGGGGCGCCGACCGGAACTTGGTGGATGAGGCCAATGATCTCATCCTGAAGATTGAGGGTAGTGATGTATGCCTGATGGGCGTTATCCAGTTGCAAGTATCCGAACCACCTGAGCACAAACTCAGAGGACACGTAAGGCTGTGGCGTACCCCGTAGCCGCCTGGATGCGCTGCCCCGGTCATGGTTGGTGAACTCACTGCGTACAAACTGAACCGTAAACGAGCGATGGTGTGAGCCGCTGCTCATGCCATTGTCGTCTGCAAGCTCTGCAGCCCATGACTTGTAGTGCCACGCACCTGAGCCCTGCACAGCCTCAGCGATGACGTCCAGGACCCGACCAGTGTGAGCCGTCAGCATCAGTACCGCCTGCGAGGAGTAGACCCTAACCAGAGCGAGCCAACCGCCTGGCGTTGCTCATCTACGTCACCATCATCATCACGATCGTACCTCAACGATATGGAGCCCATGAACTTCTCAAACTGTTGACGGTAGACTTGCGCGCGTTCTGCAATCTGTGGCGCTCCTCGGATGGCCAAGGACTCATGAATCAAAGCCAGTGAGAGGGCTATCTCAGGCTCTCTGAGCGACGCTGAGTCGATTACGAGCCAGGGCCTTCTTCCGGCTTGAAGAAGCCTGTGCTGGATCGTTAGCCATGCCTCCTGACGCCAGGGCTGCATTGTGGTCTCACGGGTGATGGCTCCAGGCGTCGACGCGTCCAGGTAAGGGCACCGCCTGAAGAGGTCAGCGTCAGTGATGACCGAGTACCCTACCCGCCTGACAAGTGCAGCATCATGGTCAAATATGTGGGTGTGCTCATCGAGGTTATGCCCGTGCCCGTGGGTGAAATCAATGGACCATTGCACGCGCCACCCGTACCCCTTGTCCAGGTTTGCCGTGGTTGCTGCTGTGATAGTGTACTGTGCAATGCTGTCAACGATGGTGGCGGCCCCGTCTGTCACCACCTGGTTGCCTGAGGCATCCCAGACGCTAACGACAGCAGACGTGGGCGATACCAGGCTGTTGCCTGAGTAGACCGGGCAGAACAAGGTTGAGTCGCGGCCGTGCTCAATGAGCGTGACAGGCAACTCATGCCTCACTGTGTAGTCTGGCGCTGATACGGTCATGCTGACACCCCTGGCCCACCAATGAGCACCGAGTCAGCGGCAGTCGTAGCAATTACCGTGCCACTCTGTCTGTCTAGATATTTGCCCACCGCTGACTTGGCCATTGATTACCTCAGATTATCTCGGGGTTGTCGTAGTCTGCTTGAACCGGTGCAGCTGAGCGCTGGAGCTGCTCAAGTTCCGCCTGCACTACCTCAAGGTCACGCTGCAGGCGCTCAAGGTTGCTGGCCCGGCTGCCCTGGTACTGCTGAGGGAGTGAGGCCGCCATCATGCCCGCATTGTCAATGCTGAGGATGATGTCACGCTCAAGCATCTCAAGGGCGTCAAGTTCTGGCGCCTGGATGATGCCACGGTCAACCAGAGACTCAAGCCAATCAACGTAGCCAACCTCATCAAAGGTCACATGATTGCTGCCGCTGTAGGCTGTAGTCCATCGGTCGACATACATGCCAGGGCCTACCCGCTGCATGTATGACCCGAACTCAGGCGCGTCAACGTCCCAGGGGATAATTTGGCGGCCGCGCTCGTCAGCCCATGCACGGAACCCGGACAGGTCCCACTTCTTGCCCACTCGGCGAATGAGGTTGACGCCTGCCGTGATGCGTTGACGTCCCAGGCGGGGGACGATCTTGCCGGCTCTAACCTCCCACTGTGTGCGGGTGTGAGTGAACAAGAACATCTGAGCCCCGTCAATCTTGGGGGGCTTGGGTCCGGGTGCTGATACCTCTTCCGGTGCTGCGTAGCTGGCGCCTGGTGCAATGCGTGCCATGTGGGTTGTCCTCCGTTGGTTAGTTTAGAAAGGGGAAGAGCCCCGGGGGAGTCGGACCCCCGGGGGCTTCGCGGTTATCAGTTCTTGGAGAGAATCTGGACGCCGCGCGCGTCTTCGAATTCGGCGATGCCGAAATAAGTGTGCGCATGCACTTCATCAATGTCCGAACCAGGGACCCGGTCGAACTCAAGCTTGGTGCGGCCAAGAGCAGCCTGACGCACTGGATCAATGATGGTTGGCTGCATGTCAGCGAAAACAACAGCAGACTTACCGATCATCATGCCTTGGCGGTCAGAGCCAGACAGTGGGATATTGGTGCTGACAAAGACGTCAACGCCGAAGAGCTTGCCCTTGTATCCGGTAGCGCCTGAGACGGTAGCCTCAGCAGGTACGAACTGAGCAGCACCGCCAACGCTGAGCAGGTGCTCAGCACGAATGCCGCGCCATTGGTTAGGGTGCAACACTGCGAGGTAAGGGCCAGGGACGTTAGCAGCTTCAAGCTTGTTGATAGCAGCAAGGAAGGTGCTGAGGCTCATCTCAACGCCAGTGGAACCAACAACGTTGGACCAGCCAGCGGCAAGGCCACAAGCAGCGTTCGTCAGGAACCGGCCGGCATCAACGAGCATGCTTTGATACATGGTCTGAAGGCCAAGGACCGGGTCGGTGTCGAGTGCGATGCTGGTGAAGTCGTATGACAAGGAGTGACGGTCAACGCTGATGGTGACGCTGGTATCAGTGAACGCCGTGTTAGCAACGTCATCGTCTTCAGTTGCGGCGCCTGATGCCTTCGTGGTGAATGCATCCTGCCCAAGCCCGTAACGTGCTACGCGTAGGGTCTGAGTGCCAAGGCCAGCGACGGAGCCAGCATACAAGAACTGCGGGTAGAGTTCAGGGCTCAAGATGGAGCGGTCAGCAAGGGTCAACTCATAGACGGCCGAGCGGACGTCAGCAGAGCGTGAGAAGTCGGTGGTAAGGTCTGCAGCCATGTGCTTGAATCCTCATAATGTTGTGTTTTGGTCTAGGGTTTACTTCCTCGACAGTTAACGCACTGAAGGGGCGATGTGGAAGCAAGCCCCAGACACGCCGGGGCCTGCAATGTCTTAACCTATTTCCTCAGGCCTGTCAATGCGGCTTGAAGTTCAACCCGCGCCTGGGTCATCTGGTCAGCACTGCCACCCAGGCGCCTCAGGTTGTTGAGCTTGTCAGTGGCCGCCTGCAGGCGGGCCTTGGGGTCCACTGGTGCACTGGGCGCCTGCTCGGTGATGGTCCCGGGTGCGTTCTGCGGTAAAGAGGGACCCCCGGCGCCCACATCGGCAGGAAGGGAGGACGGCCCCCCGCTGGTGGCGTCGGGGGTCGAGAAGTACGGCGACAGGGCCTTAGGTAGGGTGCCTGCTTCCTTGCTCTGGTTGATCCAGTCAGGCAGGGAGGGGCGATCTGTCTTTGGGAGTCGATTGTATAACGTCTCAGCGATGGCGATGGCCTCAGGGTCTGTGAGCCCTTCCTTGGCTAGGGATAGGTCCCGCCTGGCATTGTCAAGCTGTCCCTGCAGGTCACCCAGTGCGGACACCTGGCCGGTCAACTCCTCAACCTTGGCGCGTAGGTCTGCGCGCTCTTGGCGCAACGCCTTCATCTCATCAAGGAACGCCTTGGGCGGGGCTTGCTCTTGGGTCTTGGCTTGGCCTTGCCCTTGTACTTGCTCACTGCTCGTATCCTGGCTCTGGGCTTGGGGCGGGCTCTGGGTCTGCGTTGTCTCTTCCATTGCTGTCCTCACGGTTTAGGGAGTCGATGGCGGCTAGTTCAGCCGCAGCGTCTAGCACGTCGACGCCTGGGTTTAGGGTGCGGTATGCCTCAATGCGGCTCATCCGTCCAGCGGCTACCTCAGCGTCAACGAACGATTGAGCCTTGAGCAGCTCGTCAATGGACTTGGGTAGGGACTTATATTGGATGCGCCACCCGGTGTCAGGTAGGCCGAACATAGCCGCAATCATGCCCATGAGTTCAAGGTCACCGCGCTCAAACTGGCTCTCATACTTCTTGGCCATCTCGCGCTGACCGTCACGGGTCACAGCCAGGGCATACCCTGAGCGAGGGTCACCACTGACCCGGCTGATGTCAGCGGCCGACAAGCCGGCTGTTGCGTAGACGGTGCGGGTATAGGACTCAACAGCGCTGAGCATCTCGGAAGGGCTCACAGGAGGTGCCCAGGCGCCCACTGTGGGGCTTGCTATCTGTTCGGTGTCCTGGATGCCCTGAAGGACCGTGGCAGGGTCTGCAACGACCTCTGAGCGGCCGTCACGGCTATCGGATGACCCGGACCCTAACCAGTCCACGCCAACCGAGTAGCGCTGAGACCATGCAGAGTTACGCATGATGTGGCCATAATATGAATAGTAAAGGCCGATTCTGAGCGTGGCCTCAGTCAATTCGCAGCCAGTCGACCAGTCATAAAGCTGACCAGTCCGCGCGGCGTGATAGGTTGCAAGGGGCACAAACGGCGTACCGTCGCTGTAGCGGTACGGGTACCGGTCTCCCAAGAATCCGCCTGCAGGGGTGTTCTCAATGACTGCAGCCGTGATGTCGTTGTCTTGAGCGTCAAGAACCACGTAGGCAGGGTTAGCAGGGTCCCGAACATCCCAGCAGTCAAAAGTCCACTGGCGCCGGCCGTCGATGATGCGAGGACGTGACCACTTGGCGAACCCAATCGACTCGGGGTCATCGGGTAACGCCTCACCCTCAACATCAGAGGGGAACACGGGCAACAGGGTGAGGCGGCCAGTGGGTCCAACCACCGGGTGCACATGCATCTCTCTCAGGGCAATGGTGTCCCTCTGCACTCGTGGCATCATCGAGGCCCACCCCGCAGCCTTGAGCGCGTCTGTCATAATCTCAGCGGCTAGGCCGTTGGAGTGCTTGACCTCAGGCGCTCGGTCATACAATGACGCCTGTGCAGTGGCAACGTCAAGCCATGCACACCGGCTGATGTCACCGTGACCCCAGGCGCGTTGGCGAACTGAGCCGATGGCGTCAGTGATGTAGCTGTCAAGGTCCGTCATCCACTCACCGTAGAGCATGCGCCGGCGCCGGGCTGTCTCGCTCATGCGCTTGGCATGTGCGTCGGATGGGTACGGCTTGGCTGCTAATTCGTTGTGGTGTAGTAGCATACTTACTCTGTCCTTAATGTTGCCCGGGTTGAGAACCTTCTTGCCCTCATGATAGTCGGCTCAAGCGCATACCTGAGCGCGTCAATGATGTCCTTGTGCTCGTTATCCTTCCAATCCCACCGCCTCAGAGACTCAATCAACTTGGTGCACCTTTCATCAACCCTGAAGTGCACAGTGTCAAGCATATCACGATCACCGCGTAATTGCAAGTCGTGTAACCATCTTACACCGTAATCTAACCGGCCCCGGGTGTTGGCGCCCTTCTTGGCTTGTCGGATAGGCGGCGCAAGCTTGCCAGCCGGTAAGTTGACGTGCCTATTGTGGGCGATAGCTGCGGCCAGGTCTGCATTAGACTTGCGAGCGGTCGAGCCTCGGATGTGCCTCACGTCGTGTGGCTTGTCGCCTGTGGCGGCTTGCAACTGGTTCCACCTGAGGCCCCACCGCTGGAGCATGGCAACGATACCATCAGCGTCCTGTGTGTGAGTCGTCAGGCCCTCGCCAACGTACTGGTCAAGGACAAATACGCGAGGGGTGCGGCCCCCGCCCTGAACCCCAACAAGTACAGCGCATTGCTTGTGGTCGCGTTCACCGTGGTCAATGCCAACGAAGAGGTCAAGGTCAACCCCTGCCAGTTCCTCAGCCAGGTTCTGACTGACGTGCATGCCGCCTGGTCTGTGGTCAAACGCTGGGAAGGCCTGCCCCTCTGGTGGTGTTTCCCAGTCACCGTCTAGGACAATAGGAGCCTCAAAGCTGAGAACCTGCTTGCGTTGCTCAGCTATGAACTTCTCGTCCATCGGTGTACCATCTAGCAGGCGCCGGGGCTCATCCCACCCCACGGGCACGAACGCCTCAGGAGTCATGGTCGTATGATGCTCAGAGATGGTGCCCTCATCAACCAGCTTCTTGAGCCAGTCGAGGGGCTCAGGGGCATTGATGGGTGTGAAGCCCATGAGCAGGGTCCCGCCTGTGATCATGAGTCGGCGCTCACATTCCGCGTAGATCCGTTGCTTCTGCGGTTCATCCATGATAACTAGGTCAAGG